TGTCTACCTTCATTACTTTATGGCCAAATGAGCCTGTTGATGAATCAATATTATATTTATATGGATTGCTTGAGTGTCCTAAAGAACCATCTACAAAATTACCATCACCTAATTTATTAAAATGTGACATAACTGGTAATGAAGCTAATGCTAATTTAGAGCTTGAACCACCTCTAGCAGGGTCAAATATTACCTCAAAATCACTTAGCAGAGAATCATAAGTCATCTCAGATGCTGTGAAAGATTTTAAATATGGTAACTTTTCTGTGTAAGATAGTTGAGTAGCACCTGCTGTTGCAGTACCTGCATTTTTAATAATGTGACCTGTGATACCATCTGTATACTGTATACCACCTACACTACCTTGCATACCAAATAACATAGCTCTTTCAATGTCAATTTTATGTTCTCTTAATTTAAGATTCCATATTCTTTGCCATTCATCAGCGTATCCACGATAAACTGTTGCTCTAGCTGTGTTAGACATTTCACAAGCTGTTTTAAAGATTTGAGTATAACCAAATCCATTATCAAGTTCTTGTGAAAATACATCTGGTGCTCCTGAACCTTGCTCAAAACCAGTACCAATAACTGTAACTCTAGCTTCATCATCAAGAGTAGTTGTTGAACTATCTCCTGCAGAAGCTTGTATTGTTTTAACACTTATTGTTGTGTCAGCTGAGTTATGTGTAACAGATTCTATTCTGCCTGTTGCGTTAACAATTGCTTCAGTATCCTCATCACTGTCTGTATTACTACCTTGTTGAAAGCTAACTACCATACCTTTGATAAGCCATCCAACATTTCCTGCTGAACCAGAACTACCTGTAGCTGATTCTACAACAACAGAAGTTAATGAACCAGGAGCTGCTAATGTTTGCGCTCCATCGATAAAGAAACTTCTATCTGTCATAGCTACATGTGTTCTATCTTCTAAAAACCTAAACTGTGAATCAGTTGTAGGTACCTTTCCTACGTTTGACAAGTAAACAAAAAATGGTGACTCTTCTGGGCTTAACTCTGCAATTCTATCACTAAAGTCATACAGTCTTCTTGATGGTATTGTACTATCAATTACTGCACCAGGAGTACCAAAATTTACTTGTCCGCTATTATAAGTCGGCATTTTTTCTCCTTAGATTATATTATTATTTACAATACATTCGTACGACTACCAGCTTTCATAATACCATCCCACATAGCATCATCATCACTCTTAGGGCTTTGAGGTGCTTGACCTTGTAATACCCCTCCTTGTGGAGGTGTTCCCTGAGTTTGACGTATATTGTCAAGTGGATTTCCTGGTTGCTGTCCGCTAGCTTCAGCAGCATCTACAGCTCTCCACATTTTAATAGCGCCTTCAACACCATACTCAGCAGGATTTTGATTAGCAAAATTCATAAAAGAGTCTACTTCTTGTGGGCTTAAACCTCTTTGTTGTAGTTCGGTCTTTAATTGCATTTCGCCTTGATTTCTATGTAATCCTTGCATTTGATGTTGAACAGCTCCATTAATGGAGTCTTGTAATTCTTGCTGCCTATATTGGTACGATTTAGACTGTGGGTCATTATAGGCTTCCCATGGGTCAAATTCATCTTTATCTAATGCTATACGTTGAGGTTGTTGTGGTTGACCTGGTCCATCTACCATACTAGTTATAGTATTAGTAATGTCTGGACGAGATTCCAGTAAATTTCCTATTTGTTCGTATTGCTTTAGTCTAGAGTTTTCCGCTGCGAGCTTATCCTTTTCACTTTGGAAGTATTTTGCTTGTTCTTCCCAGTTTCCAGAACTCTCTTGCGTATTTGCGTTATTGTCTTGCCCTACATTATCAACGGTTTCACCTTCTAGATGTCCGTCTTCATATGCGTCATTCATTGTTTTGTGTTTCCTTTCTACGATTTCTCACGTCTTTTTTGAGATTCACTACTGTTAATACGTAATTTCTCTGACTCAAGTTTAACCGCATCTTTTAGTCTACCAGTTGCCAATCTGTTAGCGGCACGAGATTCATATTTCTGCTCTGCCAATTGGCTTTTGAATTTTTCAACTTCAGTACGTTTCCTTGCTGAAACACTTTCTCTATCAGCAGTTTGTAAGTCACCTGAAAGTTTTTTAAGTTCTTGTTGTGCTTGTGAAAGCATACCTTGTAATTTACCAATTTCATCAGTTCTTTGCAATACACCTTGTTTGTCGAATATTTCTGTTTTCTTCAACGCTTCCACCCTATCTATTAGTCCAGCCTGATAAGCTTCCATATAAAGTTGGAACTCCCCATACTTATTAGATGGTAATGTAGAACCTCCAAGTATACGAATATCAAACTGACCTATTGTTATATCGTTATCTATTGCTCTTAGTTCATTTGTTTTATCATCATATAAACGAGCATTTACTGTAAATTCGTTTATATCATTGTTAGGTTGAACTATTCTAAATGTCTTTTTAAATGTATAGTGCTGTCTAGCCATATTATATACAACTTGACCTAATCTTTTCATAGAACCTTCAATATCTCTTAATTTAGACTTTGAACGTCTTTGCCCAACATTTTCCATCATCATTGTAGCTGAGTAAGTTCTAGGTGCTGCTTCTGAACTTCCTTGCATCATTTCAAAAATACCTATATTTAAATCAATATAACCTTCTATCATTTTTGGTAATTGTAATATACTACCTGATAAAGGTTGTGGTGCTGGAAAATGAGGCTCCCCAAAAGATGGGTCGTATTCGATAGTAGCGTTAGGATTCGCCCAATCTCGCTCTAGTTCTTCAATATCACTAACACTACCTTGGGGAACTAATAACTTCAGACCTGCTGAAGCTTGTGCGTGCGATGTAATGAGGGATACCGTCTTGTTGAGGAACCTTTGAAATGCTTTATTCTTTCTAACATCACTCATTGGATATGGAGTATTAGTCCAAATATTAGGAACAGGAATAACTGGATAAATATCTGTATCACATATCATTTCATATAAAACTATTTGGCCAACAGTACATGTTAATTTTATTCTTGTTTGTGTTACTTCCACAAAATCAATTAATTTATTTTCTATTGCTACAGCAAAATCCCTATCTTCAGCCATTATAGCAAATTTTTCTTGAGTCATAATCTTTTCATCACCAGTTCTAGAATCTATAACTCTGTAGTATGGAACTCTTACCTTTTTGTAATGTTCAAGAAGTCTATACTTTTGGATATGATAGTCTTTATCTTTGACATTATCTGGCGTAAAGCTTTCCATAGTCGTTTTATTACTTGCATCAGGATAATCCTCCTCTTTATCAAATGTTGATATTTCATCTATTAATAATTTTTCTGAATCTTCACTTATAGGTTGATTCATTTGTGGATATAAATCTATTAATTGTTGTTTAGTTAAAATAGTAGAAACTATAATACCTGAAGCATCATCAAAATATTTGTGTCTTGAGCTAGGGTCAACATAAACTCTAAAAGGGTCTACATATGTAAATTTAACTTCACCTCTGCCAAAATCAGCATCTCTATCTAAATATGCATAAAAATAACCAAGACCAGTAATAGCATAATCATGAACTACTTGTTTAAATACTTCATTTCCATCAGACTTATCCCAAACATATTCTAAAATAGTTTTCCAAACGCTAGCTAATTTGCTATCAGAGTCTTCTCTACCTATTGCACTAAATTTTGGTTGCTTAGATGTAACAATAGCTTTAAACTGCTCAATAGCAGCATAAAGTCTGTCCATAGGCATTGATGATTGATTTCTTGAATCAAGCTCGTCAAGCTCTGATTGTGTAAAATGATTACCTAAATAAAAGTCAATATCTTCTCTAGCGGCAACATCCCAGTCTTTTCGGGCATCTTTCCACCTATCAAACAGTTCTTTTATTTCTTTTACCCTAAAATCTTCTTGTATCATAGTGTATAATATAGCATTACTTTCTAGCTCCAGTCAACCAATTATATGCTTTTTTTGGTTTTGACCACATTCCAGACTTACTTTTGCTCTTTTTCTTTTTCTTAGCCTGACCTTTTGCAAACTGAGTAGCAAGCCAAAATGCATCAATAGTATCATCATGACTTCCTTTTGGAAAATCAAGCAATTCGCCTATAAATTCATGCATTTCTTTTTTTATGTGTACAGCGCCTGCCTTAAACATTGGTTGAAGACCTTCAAATAATCTATCCTTTTTCTTTTGGTTATAATTTTTAATACCTTTTTCAATTCCTGGTAAAAACATTCCTTCACTTTTACTTCTTTTCATAACATAGTCTCTAAGCATCTCTTGATATGCTATTGTTTCTATATTTATTCTACGAATCGGTTGGTATCGTTTTGTAATTTCAAATATCTTGTCTGCACAGTCCATTGGTAATACTCGCTCTCTCCAATATTCAATAACATAATAATCAAAACTATCGGTGACACCAATAACCATAATAACACTATAGTCATTCCTAACACCAACTGTTGAAGCGGGGTCCACACCAATGTATATATTGACATATTCTTTCCTTCCATCGTCAAGCTTAATATACCAAGAATCATACTCCTGGTCAAATCTAGCAAAACCTTTGTATTGCGCATTATTTATATCTTCTTCACTAAATATTTGGTCTTCAGGAGATTTAGCTTGATTCATATACTCTTGATAAAACTTAGCTGGCGTTCCTGAATCTATATAAAATTGCTTTCTTTCTTCTAGTTTTTTAACTGGCCATCTTGAGGGCCATATAGGTTTACCGTCTTCTAGGGCTTTTCTTGTAAATACTTCCCAAGCAAACTCTTCACCTGTTTTTTGACATTCTTGATGTTTAGTAACAAGTCCATTTAAAAAGCTATCATAATGAACAATAGTTCCATTACACCATAAAAATCCTTTTTTATCAAAATCAATAGCTGGATATACTGCAGCTGTTACCCATTCTTTAATTTGACGTCTAGAATCAGGTGTTTTAGTATTCAACTCTGATTCAAAGTCATCAAGAACTATTCCAGTATATCTTGTAGAATTTTGTTTTTTACCCCTTAACCTTTGTGAGGCACC